CCACACGCTGCACGTTCTTTTAACTTATCCAACCAATACATCTTAGCAATAGGGTGGTCTGTGTCTTGGTAACGGTTATATAGCTGATCGACTGTATGAGTGTATTTCATAGCGTCCCTGCTAAATTATAGGCATAAAAAAAACCCCACTCGTGAGAGTAGGACTTGGTATTATTGGTTCGCTTTACGTAATTCTCTTAGCGTATCACCAATGTATATTATTCAGGGTACTTAGTCAAGTTATATCGTAATGATTAGCAAGTAGCTGCTTGCATCGCTCACTAAAGCTCATAGTGTCAGCATCGATAGCATCAAGCAATGATTGCTCTGTTTGCTTTTCTGTATTAAAGACAACCAATTTCTTTTTAGCTTTTTGACGATAATTTGCATCATAACCGGCTTGTAATGACTTGCTTTTCATAGCACTTAGCACATCACTTACGATTGCAGCATCACAACTATGCTCGTCTCTACCATCTATCAAGTTGTCAATCCAGTCCATATAAGCATCTTGGCTGTCAAATTCTAGCTGAGCATAACCACCTACTGCCTCGCCTTCGCTTTCTGCTACCAAGCATATCGAGCTGTCACTATTCTCGTACTTAGCAACTGACAGCTCACCAACCTGCATATTAAATAAATATCTTTGAAATTTCACAATTACTCTCCCTTACTTTCAATGAATGACTTAACTTGCTTTACGTAGTCACTGAGTTTCGGTAGTGACTGGTCACGCTCAGACCACCCTAGATATACACGACTACTGCTTTCTTCCATGCTCTCAGTGTCGTTGTAATCCATGTCGCAAACCAAGTCATAAAATCTAACAGAGAACTCGTTTACTGCATCTTGGTTTTCATCATTCACAGAATCAGCAAGTGCCAAGCTAATCATTTCTTCATAATCAAAATCATTGTTTTTAATAGCATCATAAGCAACTAGCGGTATTGATGCGTTTAAAAAATCATCGTTAGATTTAGCGTTGTTTGCTGCGTTTAATAACTCGTTTAAGTTTCTCATGACTGACTTCCTTTTTTAATAGTATGTTTGCTTTGTATGTTTCCTAGTATATACTATATTAGATAGTCGTCAAGCACTGATTCGAAATTAAATAAAAATAAAGCCCTGCTGTTACACAAGGCTTGCAATCTACGCCATTTCACACTTTAAAGCATATCTCACAAAACCCTCGGCTCGTGCCAAGTGCTGATAAACAATATGCTTACTCACTTTGCGCTTACTATCTTTGCCGTACTTGATGCGAGTGAAGTGATTGTGTGCTATGTACTCAGGCTTTTGCCCCAAATAGTAATGCAAAAACACGCTGTTATAAGCATCTACGTCATCGTCTCTTAGCTCAATCAGAACCTCGTTGACTCGCATAGCATCGTCATCATTGAGCATTGCCACACTGCGATACTGTCTAGCTGTAGTCACATCGACAATCGGCGCTTTGTGCATGATAGATTCTATGTTTGACTTGTAGCTAAGATTGTCTAATCCGCTGCGACTCCATGCACCCCATTGCTCTAGTAGCTCTACTATATTGTCAGTCATTTCTTCACCTCAATTAGTCCAGCATCAACCCAGTGTTGCAACGTCTCAAAATGCGCTCTCAAAATATCCTTATAAACCGTGTCGCTCTTTACTCGTCCATCTATTGAATCGTGACAGCTTGAACACGCAAAGCAGCTCATATAATCGGGCGGCTTAATCCCTGTACCGCAAAACTGGTTATTTCTGATGTGAGCTAAAACCACCGTTTCAGGATTATAATTGCAGCCTGTGAGCCTCAACGTGCAATTCTGGCCTCTTGCTGATTTGCGTAGCTTACTCATGATAGATACCGTCCATTGGCTGTGTTAGGCGTAAGTTATGCTTGATAGTGAAGTGATCGTAAATAGCTTGCAGATACTCGGCCATTTGCTCTTTATTCATTAACCTGGTCACTGGTAGATCAATCGGCCTTGTCATTAGTGCAACTTTTGTCTCATAGGGCAGCGGCTCAACATCTGCCATATAGACCGCCTCGTACTCCGCATCAGCCGCGCATAGTATTGGCACACCGAACCACAACTTACATAACGCTCTGTACTGCTCGTAGGTGTAGTCCTTTTTTTGCTGCGCTACCTCGGTGAGCCATTTGTGCTGTAGGCTGTTCTGTGGCGTGCTACGTTTCACCTTTTCGCCATCTTCTTCCGTAGCTGTGTAGGGTAATGAGCGCGTCGCTAGATAAGACATATGTTTTAACCTCTCATCGTCGTTACGCACTATTCGGCTGACCTTGGTTGATTTAGTCATCAGCACCACCTGCCAAATCTATCGAGTCAAGTCTTGCGTACAACTCAGATAACGAACCTCGGTTATCAACAAAGATGTCACCTTCATTGAAATCAAGTTGCTGCTCTGATATATGGCTACCCTCAATCCCTCCACGCCCTTCCATGTGAATTAAAAACCCATGCTTGCGTATCAATTCCGCTTCATTCTCAAAACGTACATCAGGCACGATGACGCATTGACCTGCATTACTTCTAGCGAATACATCAATCCAAAAATTACTACCAATACCATTACGGCCCCACTCAGTGCCAAGTGTTTGCAGCATATGTCGCGTCGATACACCGTATTGATTACTAGGTAGGTCTTTTGCTTCATCGCTAGTATCAACGTCTATGGCGTTAAGCATGGCTTTCATTGGGTCTGCAAACGATGCGGTTGACCAGTTGCCGCCCAGCTTATTCAGCAAGTATTTTGCGGTTGTATCCTTACCGCTTCGAGCCTTACCTGCTATACCGATTAGTCTCATTTTTTTCATAGGTAATTCTCCGAAAGTCTGTAGCGCAATATCATCATCAAACGTGCAATCAACATTACTCATCGCCCTTACTCCCCTTAGCTCGCTCAATCAGCTTGTTTTCTTTCTCACTAGCACTTGCATCACTTGCAACTTCAAACGGCTGTACGGCTATCTCATGACCGTTTACGACCACTCTACCCAGCACCTTGCCGTCTCGGTAACTCATCATTGTTATTTTTGGCTCAATCATTGGTTAATTCCTTTTTGGTTACCTTTTAGCTCGTAAAGCTCAACGTCTATTCGACCGCCTTTGATAATCTCGCCACGCTTAATGTTCAGCTCGTCAATCAGCTCGTCGTCATCAATCACTCTTGCGTGTGTCAGCGCATCCCATAGCGCCTTTTGGTAATTATCTATGTCAAACTTGCGCTTATCCCTGCCATGTATCGTTACTTGCGCTCTGATGCGTCCTGTGTGCGTCCTGATGCGTCCTAAACTTGCCACGTATGCAATGACCTCACTTCTAAACTTTCGAGCCTTAGCGGACAAATACTTGCCTTTTGGCTTTACTAGCCAATAACCGTTTACACTTGGCGGCATTGGCAGTTGAGCTTTGAAAAATGGTTCGGTCATGCTAAGCCCTCACGACTGCGTACGAGTTAATCAAATCCACTTTCAAATCTTTATCACCTGCTCTCAGCTCATCGACGAAATCATTACCAAAACCAAATATCACCTTAGACAAATCACCTTGACCGCCCTTGTCTCTAAAAACCATGCTTTGCAATCCGCGCTTGTGTCCGTCCGTGTCGAATATGTGAAGCGTGACTTGAAACTTGCGGTCTTTTTTCATGATTCGTTTGCGTCTGCTTGCTATCCATTGGCCAGTGAATTGCGCTCTATCGGCTGCCTTTTTGTAGTCGTTATCGTGCAAGTAAATCTTGAAATAGCCGTCGAATACTGGTTTAAATGCTATTTGCTTATTCATCACGGCTCTCCATACTCCGCCAACTCTGCTTCCATCTGCGCCTCAATCTGCACAATGTCCAATCTATCCATCAATGCCGCTTCTTGGTCTTTGCCGTCATACTCAAAAGGCGCTATCTGCCAATACTTGCCGTCCTCTAAAATCTCGCCTGATAGCTTGCCGTCTTTGATTGTTTGCATTGTTATTTTTCTCATAAGTACGCTACCTTAGCCACTGACTGGCGATAGCTAGCCCAGTCGCACTTGATAATAATTAAGTTTTCTTGCAGCCTATCCCACGCTCTATCGCCTAAATGAGCGACTACCTGTTCAGGCGTTAAGTTTGTGGTGATAATCGTCGGTTTCTTTTGGTAGCGTTTAGCGATTATCTGAGCAATGCGCCCTCTGTCGTTGGCCGCCATTTCTTCATTGCTTGCTGTGTCGTTATCACCTAAATCATCAATGATTAGCAGCTCAAAGTTTGCTAAATCCTCTATGAGTTGGTTTTCGTTTTTCTGATAATCACCCCATGTGGCTTTTGCTTGCTCTGTAATATCGCGTGATGTGATAAGTCTTACGCAGTGAGTGCCTGACATGGTGTAATCAACTTCGCGCTTAACGTCTTGCTGCACAGCTCTGCGGTAGATATTTTTCGCTAAGGCATTGGCTAACATCGTCTTGCCTGACCCCGTACCGCCGACTAGCATAATGTTTGGTAGCTTTGCATTGCGCCCATCTATGCCACGTATGGCAAACTTGTCTCCTATTCCGCTAATCGTTTTAACAATCTTTTCTTGCCTATCCGCTTGTGCGTCATCAAACTGCCAGTCCTCAAATCGCTTGCCGTCTGCATTGATACCGCAATTAGCCATAATTGATTTGTATCTAGCGTAAATCTTGTCTAGGTTTTCTTGCTTTGCTTTGACCTTGTTCTCCGCCTCGCACTGTCTGCAAAATTTTGGTGAACTACCAAAGTAGTAATGGTCTGTTAGTCCGTGTGTATTGCACTCAAACTGGATAACCTGCTTTTCAGGTACACCGCCATTATTTAAAATATCTACATAGCTCATGCGTTATCTCCTAGCATATCTTCGATGGTTGAGTTGGCTGCTACGATGTTCGATTTGTTAGCGCCTCCCCAGTTGTTGTTTACTGCTAATTTATCCGTACTGCGATCAATGACCTTTGGCGCTGCTGACTGGTTAAACTTACTGACTGCCTCACCGCATCTTTTGTTGCTGTCGATTGCGTTTTTAATCAGCACTTGGTTTTTCTGTTGATGCCAGTTGCTATTGATGACTGATTGCATTGCCGTACGTATTTCATCTTCGGTAAATGTCTTTAACCGTGTTTTAACCGTATCTATCCAAACTGCGTGTTTTACATTTGCGTTTACTCCCTTGCCGTGGTTTTCATTCCAGTAATCAATTAAGCTATTTGCCGTCTTAGTTGATGAATCATCTTTTTTAGGTTTATCACTCTCTGTTTCTTTATTACTTTCTTTAATGTTTCTTTCTTTCTTTATAAGTGTGCCCTTTTTAGTACCTACTCCAGTGTCCTTTTTAGGCACTACCCTAGTGTCCTTTTTAGGTACTAGGTAGGTACTATTATCGGTACTACCTGAAATGGTACTAGGCTCTATTTCCGTACCTGCTTCGTACTCGATAGCCCATAGTGGACAAGCCTTGTTGATTGAATAAACATTAACCATTCCGCGTTGCTTTCTTACTGTTATCAATCCTGAATCCACAGCTTCTTGAACAAACTTATAAGCAGTAGCTTTCTTTTTAATATCTAGTAAGCTCATAAAACGTTCAGTCGGTATCAATGCCTCTTTGCGACCATTCATACCCTCTGTTAATCGCCATACGTTCAGGATTATCCAACCTGCGTTTGGGCTTACCACTTGACCTACCAATCTATCCGTAAGTATGTTTGGACATTTATGCCAGTTACCCATTAGCGCACCTTGATTATCAAACCCAGTCATGTATAATTTCCTTGTAAGCTCCTAGCTTGCTTTAGTTGTGGAACGCCTTTCAGTTTGCCCTGATAAGGCGTTTTTTATTGCTCGCTGATTAAGCGAAATGACTCGATTCTTCTACTGCCTTTAAATCTGTTTATTTCCATCTGATAACCTTCTTTTCTAATTCTGTGCATCAAGGTGATAGCTGGCTTACGGTCTAAACTTAAACTGTCAATGCGTAAAAGCTCGTTGTTTAAAAACCTGCGCTTTATCTCGCCTGATTTTGATTTTGGGTTCGTGGCTGATACACGGTAGTCTTTAGGTTTTGAATCAATGACCAACTCGTCTTGCATATCTCTAACAGTCGGTATCGACCAGACTAGCGGTCTTGCTGTGCAGTTTGGCTTGTAGCCCATGTCAGCTAAAATCGCTCGTACTGACGCTTGATTTCTAATGTGAGAAAATTCGCTATGGTCAATCTTGCCGTCTGCTATCTTTGCAGCAACTATCTTTTGAACCTTGTTGTAAAGTGGGTGTTTCATTACTAAAGAACCTCGTTTGCTAAAATCCAGCCAATTAAAGACCGTCTGCGATATAGAGTTATCAGGTCTAGCTCATAATTTTCTTTTAATTCGATAAGTGCGTTTTTGGTCGTCTTATCGTTGAACCCTGCTGCTTTGAAGTCGTCCCTGCTTAGCACATAACCTTTTTTAAACTTATCGGCTATTGCGTCTATACGCTTACGCTTTCCTGTGTTCCTTTTATCAATCACGATGCTCTCCTTGCTTTGCCATGTCCTACACTCCTTTTGTTGCGATTGTTGAAACTAAACACCTTGCCTGTATTGACCGCTTGCCTTGCACCGTGTTGTTTGTAAAACTCATCAATAGCGGCTTGGTCTGGACTTACCTTTGGGTATGTCGAACGCTTGTGTGCATTTCTCTCTTTTTTCATACCTGCCCCGCAAAATGAATTAATGTGTAGATGGCCAGTGCTGCACAGGTGATTACAAAGACGACTGATTTAATGCTGTGCCAAAATTGAGCGTTGATGTCGCGTTTGCGCTGTCGTGCTGCTTCGTTGGCTTGCTTGACTTGATGCTGTGGTAGATGGTTTTTATCTGCATCTACGACTAGCTCCAAGTGTGTTGCGTGGTCACTTTTCATTGCTGTCGTCCTTAATTGGTAATTCGTAAGTCTTGCCACCTGCAAACGTTATTGTTTCGCGCTGTGCTTGCATCATCTGAAAGTGTTGAATCTCACGCTCCCAGTCTGCTATTTCTTGCTCAGTCATATTTAAGCCCCAGTGTTAGTTGCATCTGATTCTTTATCTTCTGAATCATGCTGTTGTTTACCTTTTTATTCTTTTTGCGCTCAACCAAGCCTTTGCCGTGAAATGAACCCACAGAAAAGTCGTCGTTATCTTTTGTCTGCCAGTATTCAAGCTGCTTGGTTAATGACTTGTTTTGCTTTTCTAGGTAGATCCAGCGGTCTACAATGTCGGCTGTAAATTCAGGTGATAGCTGAGCAACGACAATCAAACTATCTCGCTTGGCTTTATCGCCACTGAATACATAAATTTCGGTTTTGTAGGTTCTATTGTTTGCCTCTTTTAGCACGTTGCCCATTGGGGGTAATGCTATTAAGCCTCTAGCAGCAAGCCTTTCAATACTTTGTTTAACTTTGCTGTGATGACTGCCAGTGACAACTTCGATATCAAGACTCGTCATAGTTGCTGTATTGCTGCTAAATAAATCACTAAGTATTAATTCCATTAGTACGCCTCCAGTTCTAACAATTCAGGGCATAAATCAGACGCTTTAATCTCGCCTCCAGTTAGCCTCTCCGCCTTCTGAGCATTTAAGCTACTCATGCCATGCTTTCCATTTACCCAGCCGTTAACAGTGCCCTGCTTTACATTTAGAGCCTCGGCTGTCTTATCTTGTGTTCCAAAGTACCTGACCAAACGGTATGCCGGTTCAAATACCTGATTTTCTATATTTTGCATAGTCACTCCTGTTTATCATTCGCTTAGTATATAGGTATACCTTTATTACGTCAACTAGCAAAGTTAATTAAATACATTGCATTAATATAGGTCTGCCTATAATATAAAGTTATAACCGATGGAGGCGACAATGGAACTTAAAGACAGATTGAAGCGCGCTAGAAAAAACGCTGGATTAACTCAAAAAGATATTGAGAAGAATATCCCTAATATGAAACAGTCTACTTATAGTGAGCTAGAGAGAGGCTTGAGCAAAAGCACTTCGCGTATTGTTGACTTGGCTAGTTTGTTTAAAGTCAACCCTGAATGGCTTGCTACTGGCGAAGGAGAGATGGCTGCCAGTAACAAGCTGAGCGATTATGTTGTTGTTGGCAACGAGAATCAAAAAGCAAGTAATGATGACTATGTGATGATTGACCAGTACGACGTGGCAGGTAGCTGCGGCAGTGGTGCATTAATAGGTGATGTAACAGTAAAGGGCGGCTTAGCTTTTAAGCGCGACTGGATTAATGCGATGAATGTTGATAGCAAAAACCTAGCGACTATCTATGCTCAAGGCGACTCTATGTCACCAACTATTGAAGATGGTCAGGTGCTGTTGGTCGATAAGTCAGCCATACAACCACAATCAACCAAGATTTATATCATCTGCATTGATGGCCAGCTATACATTAAGCGCCTTGTTAATCTATATGATAAATGGGTTATGCGCTCAGATAATGCCGACAAATCAAGTTATCCGGATATTGAGATTAGTGCTGATACAATGAGCGAAGTAGATGTGCAAGGTCGCATTGTTTGGCAAGCTGGCATACTCTAAACCCTTATAGAAAAAGAAACCCACCATTTGAGTGGGTTTTTTTACGTCTGCTGATAATGGTAAGTTGATATTATTTTAAATAAATATCGGTATGCCTGTTGACTTATAATAAAGGTATGCCTATAATACACACATCGCAAGGCAAAACGCAGACGATGCAGCGATACCAAATTCAAGACAGCAAAAAGCCCTGCAATCCGACCAAAGACATACAGGGCTATTCACTTACTAAGGAATGATTATGACAGAAAAAGCACTAAGTATCATTATTCAGCGTGAAGATTTACCGCAACTGTTTGGCAAGCGCGTAGAGAGCCAAGCAGCAATTGAAGAAGTTATCAGCAAGATTGAAACCGAATCGCGCTCAATCACTTTTGATATTAACACCAAAGACGGTCAAGCAACTTGCCGCTCATTGGCTGCCAAGATTGCTAGTGCCAAGTCTACGCTAGACAAGGCAGGCAAAGCCAAAAAGGACGAATACACCGTCACTACCAAGTTAATTGATGCTGACCGCAATCTTGCTAAGAGCCGATTGCAGGCGCTACAAGATGAAATCAGACAGCCACTGACTGAGCTTGAGCAACGAGAAGCACAGCGCAAGGCACGGCATGAAGCAAACCTAGCTGCATTAATTGATTTTACCGACCTTGTAGGCGCTCATAGCTCAGCTATTAGCGAGCGCATCAATACCCTGCAAGACAAAGTTATCGGTGACGACTGGGAAGAATATAAAGCTGAGGCGCTAGAAGCCAAAGACTGCACACTCAAAGCCTTACGCACTGAGTTTGAAATGGTTAAGCAGCGCGAAGATGAACAGGCAGAGCTTGCAAGATTAAGAGCTGAACAAGCCCAACGTGAGCAGCAAGAGCGTGAAGAACGTATTGCTCAAGAGGCAACCGCTAAAGCCAAGGCTGACGCAGAACGACAGGCGCAGCAAGTAGCACAAGAGGCAGAACGTAAAGAGCGTGAACAGCAAGAACGTGAAGCAAGATTGATTGCTGAGAAAGAAGCGGCTGAGCTAAGAGCTAAGCAACAAGTTATTGATGCTGCCAAGCGCGAACGTGAAGCTATCGAAGCAGAACGATTAGAGGCTGAGCGACTAGAGGCTAAGCGCCAAGCCGACAAAAAACATCGTGAGGCTGTTTTCTTTAAAGCAAAAGATGACTTGGTGGCAGGTGGAATTGATGAGGAAACCGCCAAAGCGGTCATCAAGCTAATTCATGCAAACAAAGTTAGCAACGTGACTATCAAATTCTAGGCAATAAAAAGCCGCCAATGTCTGGACAACGGTGGCGGCTTACTTAACAAAGCGAGGACATTATGACAGACATTATCAGATTAGACAATGACGCTGACCATGAAATCAGCGATTGCGGCACAAGCGGTACGGTTTATATCGCAATGCCGAACGACGTGTCAGTTGAGATTTACTTTGAGACTGACAGCAATCAGAACATCAACCTACTGAGCGTAGGTGACTGCTACCAAGAGATTGACGGTATCAGTGAGGACTACGCTTACACGCTGCAATTCGAGCATGAGCAGCCATTTAAGGCGGTTATTAACCAGTTTCTACGTGATAACCCAGTTGATGATAGCGAGCCTTGTGAGTACGACACGATGCAGTCGCTAGGCTTTACCAACTCAGACTTTTTATACGGATAAGGAGAGCGTCATGTTAGAGACAATCAGAATCGAAAGCAAAGACATTAAAAGCAACTATACGTGCGCGGTCATCTTGACGTTTGAGTGTGTAGAGTTTGATGCGAATAGCTTTGATGATAGCTACTGTGTGCTTCATAGAGTGCAGTTAGAGCCTACTGAGTACGGTAGCTTGCTGCTAGACGTACCACTTGATGATAGCGATGTTAGAGAGCATTTTGAGGATCTGCTTAGCAGTCACCAGTTTGGGTACGACGTTAAAACGGCGGTGGCAGCATGAGTATAAAGGATAGCAACCCACTAATCGTTGGCTGTAATTACCGTTACACCACGCAAGGCACTAGAAACGCCCACTTCATGCTGATTGATTTGAATTTTAACTCAGGCATGGCAAGGCTTGTAACTCGCAAATCAAAAAAGGATTTTTGGAAACCGATTGACCAGTTGATTTATATCAACAATGAAAATAATGATCGCAAAGCAAAGCGTCTTGAAAATGACGGTATAGAGTATTTGCAATCATTAATCGGCCACAAACACGCCCAGAACTGGGCTGATAGATTGGAGGTGTCAAAATGAGATGGATTTTATTCACATCAGCATGGTTTTTTATTGGCATGTTCGTCACGCATCAGGCACTTGCCGACACGGTTATCATTGACAACAAAGAGTTCCAAGTGGTCGAAATAGACGGTCAATTGCTTGTGAGCAACGAGTGGGAGCCGACTACGATTGACGGCTATACGGACGAGTATTTGCAGTCTGAGCAGTATCAGACGGTTAAGGTTGCGAATGAGAGCCTACGCAGAATCAAACAAAGATAAGGAATAAGACGATGAGTAATCAAAATACAGACGGTTTAAGCAACCAAATAGCAGTAATGGCTGAAAAACTAAGCATGAAAAACGTAAGCAATGAGAGCTTGCAAGCAACTTTATTGAACACGGTTTTTAAAGGCGCGAATTACGATCAGCTTGTGTCACTCGTGATTGTCGCTAATCAGTATGGTTTAAACCCATTCACTAAAGAAATTTACGCCTTTCCAAGCAAAGGCAGTATAACCCCTATTGTGTCGGTTGATGGTTGGTCGAGAATTATTAACGACAATCCGCAATGTGACGGCATACAGTTTGAGCAAGATGACGTAAGCGCCACTTGCAAGATTTACCGCAAGGACAGAACGCACCCAACTATCGTTACTGAGTATCTGTCCGAATGTGAAATGACCAATAGTCCAGTTTGGAAAAAATACCCTAAACGCATGTTGCGCCATAAAGCATTGATTCAATGCGCCAGGATAGCGTTTGGTTTTAGCGGTATCTATGACGAAGATGAAGCACAGCGCATCAATAACGGTCAAGCGAATGTCATGAAGGACGTTGAGCCAGTAGATGACGGCTATGAAGACTTCTTTATTGAAACACATGCAAAGTTAAGACAAGCCGCTGAAAAAGGTACTGACAGTCTTATAAAAGCACATAAGTTTTTAACAGAATCAGGCGATAAAGAGCATGTTAAGCGTTACTGGTCTGACCAAAGTGCAAACCTAAAAGAAATCGCACAGCAAGCAGATATTGACAATGCAGAACAAATAGATGATGCGGAGGTGGTCGATGAACCTACTACAGAGGCATGATGAATGGCTCGCTGACAGGGTTGGCAAGATAACTGCCAGCCGTGTCAAAGGTATTGATGCCAAGCCCCAAAAGGGCAAGGCATTGAACCGAACCATGATAGAGCTATTGGTTGAAAGGCTGACTGGTGAAGTTGAAGACAGGTATATCAATGCAGCAATGCAATGGGGCATTGACCACGAGCCTGATGCAATCGCAAGCTATGAAAACATCACTGGTGAGTTTGTCGTTGGCTGTGGATTGATTGACCACCCTACTATCTCAATGAGTGGTGCAAGTCCTGACGGTCTAATTGGCAAAGATGGATTGCTTGAAGCTAAGTGTCCGAACCGCGAAACGCACATGAATACGATATTGACGCAGGAAGTGCCTGACGAATACATGCCGCAAATTACATGGCAGTTGGCTTGCACTGGTCGCAAGTGGTGTGACTTTGTTAGTTATGATCCACGATTCAGTGAAAACCTGCAAACCGTCATTATCCGTGTGCATGTTGCTGACGTTGATATTGAAGCAATCGAAAACGATGTTGCAGCTTGCAATGCTAAATTAAACCAAGTGATAGAAAATTTAACCAAAACTAAAGAGAGAGAAACAGCATGAGCTTTAACAAACCAGGTCGCTTAACTCGTGACGTAGAAGTAAGACAAACAAACTCAGGTGTGTCGGTTGCTAATATCGGTATCGCTGTTGACCACGGTTACGGTGACAACAAAGGCACGATGTTTATTGATTGCTCACTATGGGGCAAACAAGCGGAAGGTGGATTGATTAAGTTTTTGCGTAAAGGTCGTTTGATTTATGTCGAAGGCGAACTAGGCGAAAAAGAATACAACGGTAAAAAGTCGTTGACGCTGAATATTAGTCACATCGATCCGTTATTCAACAAGAATGAAAGTATTGATAACGAGATTAACGGTGGCGGTCAGCAAGGCTATCAGCAGCCGTCTAACAATCAGCAAGCGCCTAGCAACTACGCACAGCAGCAAGCGAACAAGGCGCAGGGTATGCAAGGACAGGTTAATAACCAGTTTGCACAGCAGAACCAAGGCTTTAACAATCAGATGAGCAACCAACCGCACAATGGCGCACCTCAACCGCCATCGGACGACGTGCCTTTTTAGTACCAGTTAAACCCTGCATCGGGGCTAATAGATGCCGTTATCGTAAGCAGTGACGCATAACACTTACAGCCAAGATTGACATTCCTTACGTGTGATGCTCGACATATCGCATGTGCTTTGAAAAAGCAGTCGAGGCAAGGCCGTTAGTCCACGATACGGACACCTATTTACTAATGAGGATAATAAGAATGAGCAAGAGTACGTCAGACCTATGCGACACCCTATTTGATTTAATGATGGAAATCAGAAACAACATAGACGATGAAGCCCATGCAAGATTGGTCGATTCAGCCAATGCAATACTACCTATTGCAGCCCAATACACCGACATTAAGCGCACCGAAAACGAGCGTTACAATGCGGTCAACAAGCGCGGTGAGATACTATCGAGAATTGCACCAGAGGAAACTGTAAAGGCGTTTACGGTTAAGGTTGTTGAGCATGGCTAAGGTTATCGGTTACACACCGCAAATGCTCGAATGGTTAGAGGTAAATCAAGCAGGTATCAGCAGACAGGAATTGACCGATAAATTTAATAAGCAATTTGGTATGACAGTCAATGTCGGCTCAATCATAAACCTATGCGCTCGCAAAAAGTGGATAAGCGGATTAACTGGCCACCTAAAGAAAGGCAGCACACCTTGGAATAAAGGCGTTACTGGCTATATGGGTGCAAATACTACTTCATTCAAGAAAGGCGTAAAGACACATAATCATAAGCCGGTTGGTAGCACAAGAATATGTAGCAAGGACGGTTATGTTTTGGTCAAAGTGGCAGAGCCTAAACAATGGAAAGGCAAGCATCTAGTGGTTTGGGAGTCGGTCAACGGCAAATTACCTAAAGGCCATTGCATACGGTTTTTAGACAATGACCGGACTAATTGCAGTATTGATAACCTGATTTGTATTAGCAGGGCGGTACATGCCAGGGTTAATCATAAACACAAGGCCGATACTAATAGCGCCGATCTAAACCACGCAATCATACTTACTGAGCAGCTAAAGCATACCGTTAAAAATATAGACAGATATAGGAGTGACGCACTATGACCCAAAAACTAAACTGGACACCAAACGATGTGGCGAACACTGACAGTCACAGCTATCGAATAAGCGAGATAGGTCACACGATACAAGTTATCTACAGCAAGTTACCGGACGGCGTTGCAATGAAGTCTTGCTATTTAGAGAGCAAGCAAGAAGCTAAGCAGTGGGCGCAAAACTATCATAATAAATATGGGGCAGATGATGAATAATTTACCGTTACAGCCGTTGGTTTGGACGACAGAAAGCGATACACCATCAGCAAAAAGCCCATTGCACTACTACGATATTATTAGAGAGTATTCTTGTGGCGAATCTTGCTTTGTTAGATACCAAAAAGTAGAGGCAGGGCGCAATATAAAACAAGCAACTGGATTCTCGTCTTTTGACGAGGCTAAAGAATGGTGCTGGAATCACTACAACGAGAAAATGCAGCCGTATGTTAAGCCGATGCCTACTTGGATTGATGCGAGCGAGCGGTTGCCTGAAAGCGAGTGTTTTTATTTAGTGCGCTTATTTGATGGCCATCGCGACGAACATGTATTTGTGATTTTGTGGTGGAACTCGGAGCATCAGCAATTCTTAGAGTGGGATGCCATGTGTGAGCCGACACACTGGATGCCGATACCTGAATTTAAACAAGGAGAGTGATGTGGGTGAGCGAGATGAAAAAATGGCGCTATGGATGCTATTCACACTTCAAGAGTTTAGTGCTGCTGAAATTGACACGCTCATAAAAGCGCTACAAGTAAAATTAAGCGAGGTGAATGATGATTGAACAAAACGAAGGTATTGAGAAACTAAATCCTGATGGATTTACCGCATTGGCTAATGTTGCAAAATTGTATGATGTGAGCACATCGACACTAAGGCGATACTGGGATAAAGGAGAGTTTCCAAAGCCGATTATCTTATTCAGTAAGAATTATTTTAGGAATATCGACTTGCTGGAATTTAACGAAAGTTTAAACAATGAACCCGCTTAATGCGGGTTTTTTATTATCTAGTGGTAATCAAAAAGGTAATCAAAATAGGTTTTTATAGTCTTAATGCTATATTTATCAGTATCTTACAGGCAAAAAAAAGCGACTCCATCAGTCAGCATATTTGATATAACATGAAACAGCCTGCTATACCTTGCATCACTTGTTAATTATAGCCTTTTTTGTCGCTTACTATTGCATACCATTTCAAGCTATTGCAATATATGTCAAATCAAATGGTAATCAACTGGTAATCAAGTGGCTAACAACAAATTAAAAGAGCTTGGCATCAAGACCGACTCACAAATCAAACAAGCTATCAAAGACCATGGCAGCGGTGATGAAGTTTATGCCATTCAGGGTTATAAAGGATTGAACCTTTACATTCGTGATAATAAGACTACTACATTTAGGCATCGTTTTACTAGCCCTGATAATGGCAAACGTCGTAACTTCACTTTGGGTGCTTATCCAGTGTTCACACTTGAGCAAGCGCGTGATATGTACCGTGACAACCTATCAATGTTAAGCAGAGGCGTCGATCCAGTCACCTACTACGAGCAATTAGCAAACAAAGCCGCTGCCATGCCTACATTCTCTCAGATGGCCAGTGAATGGTTACAAGGTCAGATAGCATCAGGTCAATTTGAGAAACGCACTATCGAGCAAAAGCGCAAGCATATTGACTATGCGTGTGAGCACATCGGGCGCATGAGCCTGGACAAGATAGGAACGCCTGACGTATTAAAGGCCATTAAGCATATCGAGCGTGAGACGATACCAACAGCTAAACGTGTGCGCGGTGTCTGTCAAAAGATATTCGCCCTTGCTATTGGTCAAGGTTATATAGCAAGCAATCCGGCTATAGCTGTCGCTGACTTAATGCTGCCAAAGCCAAAAACCAAACATCATAGCGCGATTATTGAGCCAGTGGCTTTTGGTCAACTGCTACGTGATATTGATAATGTGACGGACTTTTACGGCCATGCTCAAAACATACTAAAACTGCAGTCGATGCTATTTCAGCGTAACGGTGATATGTGCTCGATGCGTTGGGATTGTATCGACTTTAACGATGCTACGTGGTCGTTTAATCCGCTCAAAACAGGCAATAGAACCGACATGGTGAGCAGTTTGATAGTGCCATTGCCAAGACAGGCTATCGAGCTGCTACGAGCCGTACAAGAGCAAACAGGCGATACTGACTATGTGTTCTATAACTCACGACGCAAAGATAAATTTGAGCATCAGCAACAGCTTAACAAGTTTTTGAACCGCATTGGCTATGAGGGTATTCATATGCCGCATGGTTTTCGTGCGTCTGCTCGAACCATGCTTGTTGAACAGTTGGGAATATCCGAACAGTTGATAGAATTGCAATTAGGCCATAACGTGCGTGATGCTAACGGTCGTGCTTATAATCGTGTGCAGCTTATTTCTGAGCGCAGGGACATGATGCAAAAATGGGCTGACTATTTAGACCAACTGTCCGGTATTCCCGAACAGTTCGTTTGTCTCTCAAAAATACATGATATTGAATAACAAAGCGCTTAGCTTCTCAAAACCTAGACACAAAAAAAGCCCCGCCAAATTAATGACGGGGCTTATTGTTTGGACGGGCGGTAGGAATTGAACCTACATTAGGCTGGTGTTCCTCCAGCTGTTCTACCAATGAACCACAACCCGAACTTCTATTATAACAGCTAAACGTAGCTAAGTGCTTAATTATCTCTAGCAGCCCATCTTAGATTGCCAACAATACGACGTGACCAACCGCGCCCAAATGTGGCCCATGTGCCTAAGCGTGTGTAAAAGTCCAAACGCTCAGCATTAAACAGTAGAATAATATCGTTCTGATCCATTGCTTTGACTGCTGCTAATGTTTTGGGTCCAATCAAACCATCATCATTCGCACCGATAGCCCGTTGCAGAAACTTAACAGCGTTACGGTTGCCGTGATTATATGCTGCATCAACTACCTGCCAAGCAACAGCACGCGGTAACTCGTCACCCTTTACAGCTTGCCAATACGATTTGTCTGCAATCGCTTGAGCTGTGGCTTTTGGCAGATTTCGCATACTGCCAGTATAACCATACTGACGAGCAACACGTTTTGTCACGCCCCACATTGTCTCACCGCCAGGGTCGCTTGGATGATTGACGTAACCGCCCTCGTGCTCCATTAGTCGATTGAATAGGCTTTCAAAAATACTCATATTTCACCCCAAAAAAGCCCTAATTAAAGGGCTGTGTTTAATATACTTGCTAGAGCTTTGGTTGTTTAATTATGCGACCTAAAAAGCCTGTCACTAATACGACAAAGCCCATGTACTCAGGCGGTATTAGATTACTATCTGTAGCTGCACCGATTAATGCTAATGCAAAGACAGCGACAGTCGGCAAGATAACTGCTAGTGACTTATACATTTTTTGCCAGTTATTAATTAATTTCATTTACTTATCTCCAGTATCGTTGCATTTCGGTTTTTTACGGACTTGCATATATGCGCTGTACCTTGTGATTAGCAGTAGCGCCAACACCCACATTACAAACCCTAAAAACCTTGCGAGCGTGTAACCCCAATGACCTTGATAACCTAATGTGTGCAATGGAGGGTACGAGGTAATAGCTGATAATGCTAGAAAGCCATATATCGCCCAACTGAGCGCACCTGCACAAACCACGGCTAGCTCAAGTATTGGCGTATAGACTCCATCATCAACAACTCTCATGCGTGTGAGCATGACGAACAAACCCAAGATGACAGCGCATAGCGCCATCGTTAAATCAAGATAGATTGGCGCTATCATCGCTGTCTCCTTTTTTGTAAGCTGTGTCAATTTGAAAGTCGTCATCTACTGACGTGTCCAGTCCAGTGCGATTGCGTACCGCCTGATTGAGTGTTTTGTTGATGCGTTTTTGATTGCTAATCCACACCATTGTGCCTGCAACCAGTGGCGCACTAAATAGACCTGCTAACAGTGCAAATAATGGCAACGCACCAGATTGCGCTTCGCTAAACGTATTGACAGCCAAACTTAACGCCACACCCATAAACACACCAATTAATGCTTTTGCTAGGCTTGGATAATAAAAACTCTTATCAATCTCTGGGATTTTGACAAAAGCTGCACACAAGCCACCTGCTGTTGAAAAAACCCAAACACCCGTCCAGCTAAGCAAAAAAGGCGCGGGTAAAACCCCTGCATCAATGATGCGGTCAGCAGCCCATGCGCTAATTGGGTACGATGCAGCTAGAGCAGCTATGCAAGCCCACCATAGCTGCCAAAACTTAATTTTAAGCATCTAGACCCCTCAAAATTTAGATAATAAAAAACCCCAATTAATGGGTTAGGCTAGCGTTAGAATTGCTTTTCTCACGACACCATCTGTACCTTGTAGACGGATAGATACACTTGTATTACTCTCCGTGGTCAGTACAAGTTCGCCATTTGTGGTGGGGTTTTGATTGATACCATAACTACTAATTTTTCGACTGTGTACGGCTGCATAGCGTTTGGTTGCATAACCTAAATTCATAGTTAAATCTGTTGACGGGAATAGGTTGCCGTAATGCTCTATATCACCAGTCGTTGCAGATACCCAAAATATACGCTGAGTTGTGCCTGTGCTGTCGCGCCTCGATATAATCGGGTTTTTAGTGGGGTCAAAAAATACCAGCTCTCCGCTATTCGTAAACACATAAGTAACTTGGTTTTTATAATCAGCAATAGCGTAGTAGTCATTAGCACGTCTTAATCGCCTGCCTGTATAGCTCGCATAACGCACATCATCATAGTTCTCATCCATGACCAAGCTAGTTGTGGCACACACCCCGTCTGCTGAGGCGTAGCGACTAACAGCAGATTCACGAGCCATGTTTGGGCTTGTGTCAACACCATATTTTTCATTTGCATAAAAGTTTATATTACTGTCTGCAAAAGTAACGAGCCTTGAGCCTGTGCTAGTCTCAATCCAAGCGGTATTGACCTTGATTTGTTTAGATTCTTCATAGCAGTTAACAAAGTTAATATCACTACACTTACCCGCTATGATGTTTATATCTTGGCGGGTTATAAGCGTACAAGCATTAAAGTTAATACCTCGAACCACTTTGCCACTTATCTCTATAGCACCTGATGGTCTGTCGCTATAGTTTGTCAGATTAGATGACGTTGCTAAGTAGGCGTTTTGCTCAATACCTCTGATATAACATTTATCAAACGTTGTACCCCCAAAACCATAGTTGGCAGTGGTTGTAATAACTTCTTGACAGCGTATAGATACCCCAAATTGACCACTGAAGCCACATTCACTAAAACGTAGCAGCTCACTACTTGGGATAGCTGTATCACCTGCAAAGCTATGCGCTGTGACCAACACACCTGCTTTGGCAAAGTGACCGAAAGCCCACACGCGACTAATCAAAGCCGAGTTAGCATTACGGCAAAGCAAACCCACGTCCCAGCCTTTTGCTAGTGTGTTGCTGCTGCTATTGGTGTACCCCGCAACACCATCATTATCAACTGTGATAAAGACATTGCTTAACTGACTAGCTTCCAATACCTCCACGCACACACTAAAGTTTTCAGCGTAGTTGTTTAGCTTGTAGACATCACCACGCGTTCCACTATCTGCTAGATACGCTTCACCAATGCTCGGGTTTGCAACTTGATAAACCGTATCAGTAACGCCCTCCATAATATAGTCTTTAGAACCTGCACCCATAAATAGGAACGTAACAGGGTGATCGTAAAAATAACCAATACCTGCACCATTAAGTTTTACGTTTTTGGGGACTTTTAAAGTGTCGCTAATACAGTAAACACCCTCCGGCACGTAAATATTTTTAGCGCCACTTAGTAATGCGTTTTTGAGTGCTTGAGTGTCATCTGTAGCGCCATCGCCTTTTGCACCAAAATCCTTAACTGATACGGTGTCACTGTTCTTTTCTGCTTGGGTTCTTGCGACACCGCTAAGTTTGGCGGTTGCTGTAATACCTGTGTCTAGTTTTACTTTGTTTAACTCGGTATTGGTGGTTACTAGGTCGCTTTCCACCGCGCTAACTTTATTTGTCAACTCTGTCGCATCACCCTGACTAGCCGCTTGCGTCACATTGTCTTGTTCTTCAATAAACCGACCTGATTTGTCAAACACACGTATGCGATACGCGCCATTTAAAAATATATCCGCGCTGCCTGTATCGTCCAAAATAACAGGGTTGGTGTTTGGTACAGTTAGATCTGCATCGCTGTAGCTGTCTTGATTGGTGCTTGTACCTGCAAAATACGTGTAAACCTGTCCGCCAACCAACGGCGAACCTAAATCATTGGTAAATCGTGTCTTAATGCCTAAAAGTTGTGACGCCATACATTTTCTCCAGACGTAAAAAAACCACCCGAAGGTGGCTTATGCTATGATTGATAAAAATCGATTAAGGGTTGATTATGCGTAAAGTATTAATGATTTGTTTGGCTGTGGCGTTATCGGCTTGTAGTGATCCAAATAGCGAGCCTAAGTATGGCGCAGAATCACACCTACCTGCCAACTGCCGCGCCTACGTGCAAGAAAGCATCGACGGTTGGCGTAGTGGCGCATACGATACTGATGACACTATGGATGCGCTAGAAAGAAACTGCGGATTGGTTGGCGAATTATGGGATTACAAGCCTTAATTACTTAAGTTTGCGGTTACAGCCGCCCCTGCCTGACCTGCTGCTGGCAACATACCAAGTAGTCTTAACTGCTCGTCGGTCAACCCTAATGACGAGCCTTTAGTAACGGCTGGTTTCCCATTTATCATTCTAGCCGCCTCGGTTGTATTTCGCCCATTCGCTGCCACATCTGTGATGGTTTTAGCACCACCAGTAATAAGATCAACACCTCGACCAACAACAGGTATTCTACTTAGACCACCTGCCACACCTAGCAACTGATTGATAAGCGTACTAGCTGTGTTTGAGTCATTAATGTGCGCCCCTTGTGGGCGTTGCATCAATATATCACCGACCTTTTGAATGTCGTTAATACGTGCGATTTGCTCAGGACTAAACAACGCCCTCATTCGATTGTTGCCAAACGAGTTGATTGCTTTGTTGAGCTGCGCGGTACTAAATGCGCCATTGTCTGCGGCTGTGGCTTTAGTTAAAAAGTGCTCAATAGCTGCGCCTTGCAAGTCTGCTAGGTTCTGCTGACCTTGTGGTGATGCTCTTAGGTCATCAACCAGTTTCAGTAAATCGCGCTCATCAGCTTTCAACACAAACTTATCAAACGCCTTGTCTGGTGCTTTGTCGTCAAGTGCTGCTTTTAATGCTGGATTACTGTCAAGGTTTTGGAAACGCTCACGCGCTGCACCTCTCGCCTCATTCCAAGCACCTTGCGCCCCTGCTAGACCGCCATCACTCGTGCCATTACCTAAACTACCGCTTAGCTCAGCGATTGAGTTATCGACCTCGTTATCTAGGTTTTTACGCACGATAGCGAGAGCTGCACGTTCGTTGCCATCAGTGGTGGTTTTTAATCTAGCATTAAGGATTTTAACGATTTCTTCTGACTTACCATGCGTCAGCACAAAATCAGGATTATCAAACATACCCTTAAATACACCGCGAATATCGCCTTTTAGGAACGAGCCTAGACCTTGTTCTTCTAGTTCTTTGCTAGTTTGGTCAATAAAGCGCATGTGGTTAAGCTGTGCGTCATTACCTGACATTTCACGCGCTGCGGTGTACTTTGCGCCAATATCTGCCTGTGCAGCTTCATCGCCTTGTTTTAGTGTTTCAAACGTGGATTGCATACGAGTATTGTTATCGACTGGCTGTGCGCCTGTATCGTCTGCGAGTGATTGCCATTTGCTTGTTAATTGCTCGTTGTTGTCGATATGCACGTTGTTTAGATCGCTATTACTCTTTGCGAGTTCGCGCTCACTGCGCCAGTCGCTAGGGTTGCGGCTAAGCTGTGCTTGCGTGCCTTTGAAGCCGTTTTCATCGAGTAGTGACTTTCTGACGGCTGCGGCTGCATCAATCTGTTTCGACTTCATTAGATTTTGATTAGCTTCGTTAACTAGGCGTGTTCTTGCGGCTGGACTGACGCGAACGCCTGTCTCGGTGATTGCGTCATCAACGAGCTTGGTTGCTGCTCGCGTGGTTGCACCTGTCTTATTGGCAGTACGTCTTGCCACTTGTTTGACAGCCTTGCCAACTGCTTTACCTGCACCGACACCTACAACACCACCAACCGCCCCACCTACTGCGCCAACCGCTGTGTTACCCACTTGCTCGGCTGTGGAGTTTGCATTGCGTAGCGAGCCGTCTAGACCGCCTATTGCAGCTTCTCGACCTGCAAACGCACCTAACCCCTTTAACCCTGCTGACGGTGCGCCACCTGCGACATATAACGGTGCTTTGGCTGCAATATCACCTGCCAACTCGCCCAAATCCATGCCGTCATAACCTGCTTGGTCACGTAGCTGTTCTTTACGTGCGTTCATCGCCTGTACGTCATCGTCATAGGCTGCGCGGTTATTAGTTGGCAAGTTAGTACCTGCGACGTTATTAATACCACCATACACCTTATCTACAAGGCTGTTATTAACCTGTGCAACTTTACCGAAGCTATTAGCAACACCTGTCATTGCGCTGTAGTTGGTACTTTTAACTTTATCGGCTAACGTGGGGTTTTTGTTCTTGGTTCGCGCTTTTGGATCAACTGGCTTGGTGCTGACGCCAAAATACTTGCCTAGTTCTTCAGTAGGTGATAAACCTGCGTCGCGTACTGACTTAATAATCTTTTGAACGTCTTTGCCAGTCTGACCGTCTAGCTTAGTGATTCCCAAGATGATTTTAGGGGCTGCTGTGCCTTTTCGTTTTTCGGCTGCAACGTAGTCTCTGATGCGCTGTTCTGAGTTTGCCATGTGTCACCTGCTTGTGTTGGCTGCGGTTCATCTAAAGTAAGGTTTGCCATGAAATCATCATAGTTTTCGCCAATATCAGGCAATTGCTGTTCTTGCTGTGGCTCATCGGTCTGTAAGCGCGACATGAAATCATCGTAACCGTCGCCTATGTCGGGTAGTTGTGTTTCAGGCGCGGATTGCTCACCAATATTAGCCATAAAATCATCATAACTGCCACCAATATCAGGTAGTTCGTATTCAGGCTCTTGCTGTGCAATCGATACGTTTAGACCTAAATCCTTTGCAATATCACTAAGATTTGCGCCTTTACTGATTAGGTAATTAACTTCACGACCTGCCAAACCATTGTTGTTGGCAAGCTCCATAAATATCTCATTGTCACTGCGCTTGCCTTTGCCTTTACGTAGAGTAGCAAGTAAATCAGGCGCAGACATGGATAGCCTCGGATCAACTTGCGGTTGCTGTTGTGATGGTTGATAATCACCGCCTAAAAACTTATTGACTGTTTTCCATGACTTTGTTGGCTGACTGTAGCTTGCTGGGGCTGTTGGTAATGACGCCCAAGTACGGCCTGACTTTCTCACCGCGCCTGTCATATCGCCTTTTAGAATATCACCTAACGCGCCATTTTGAGCGAGTAAGGCAACCGCACCTAAGTCTTGATTGCGTGGGCTAAAGTCATTCAATCCATACTGACGCGCTACACCATCCCATGTGCTAGATAGGAATTGATAGCGACCTGCTGCACTGGTTTTGTTAGTTTTTCCGTTCTGTTGAGTAAATGACTTCATATAGCGCGGATGGTCATTAAGACTACCAAGACGACCACCACCAAACGCTGTTCGGTAACCGTTACCCTCCGTACCCTCTGTATGAGCAATCAAATCTAAAAACTGGCGTACTTTAGGGTTATTTAATGCTTGCTCTAACTGCTTGCGTGTAGCCATTATTTACTCCCTAAAATACCGCCAATGATTGACGCGCCTTTACCGCCTTTCTTTGACGATTGAGGCTTGCTATTGGTGCGAGCGCCTGACCCATACTCAGGCAATATCACCCCGTCATATTCTCGCTTGTAGTCTGCATAACTAGAGTATTCTGCTCTATTTTTTGAGTCAAAATCCCTGACGATTTTAGTAAGCAGTGCTACAGCCGTCTTGTTGTTTCTTGGTATGTACGTCCCTGCTTGCATTTCCTCCAATGCTCGCTTGTAGTCCATATCAGTTTGCACACCTGCGTTTAAGCGCAATGCATCCGATGCGAGTTTCACCATATTGGATTTAAATTCAGCATAAGCTGCTGGATTGCCGCCAAGTGAATCAACACCCGTGCGATTGGCAAGCGAGTTCATGCTATTAGCCATAGCACCAAGATTTAGCTCACCACTTTGGATTTTTTGAACCCATGTTGCAGCATTTCTAATTGTGTAGGCATTGCTCTTGATGTTCGTTAAATGCTTACTCATTTCTTTTGTGGCAGCTACCGCTCTAGGCTTTCTGTTTGCTTGTGGATTATCAATTTTTTGCTGTGCCTGTGAAACTTTTGCCCAACCTATTTTGCCGTCTTGGTCTAGCTTCAACCGTCTATCTTGGCTATCTACATCGGTATTGTAACGAGTGTCTGCGCTGCGAACGTTTGTACCGTACACGCTAGCATTGTAAGTATTGTCAGATACATACTCACGAGTGGTGTTATCCGCCGTATTGGTAGTTAATTTTGTTTGATTGTCTAATACGTTATCAGGCGTCGCGCCTTTGGTGATTTGTGCATTTGGTGCGTTTTGCTCGCCAGTAAATGCGTTATTTGTGACGCTATAAATCTTATCGCCAGCATCTATTGTGTCGCTTGTAGGCTTAAATAACTTAGCCAGTTCAGGATTTGCCATTACCATTGATTGCATGACTTTTGCAGCATTGGTTGGATCGGTTGTTATCAGCTTGAGCATTGCATCTGTGCGCTCAGGTGTAATCAATCCTTGTCTGGTCATTTCACCTAAGCCAAGCGCAAACAGTTTTGGGTCTTGCGTGACAGCCAGTGCTGATATGTCGTTTTGAATACCTGCTGTGTTTTCTCTTACTACACCTGTTGTTTCAGCACCTATTTTGCCTGACTCAGCATTGAGCTTGCTTGTTTCTCCATAGGTTTTGCCAATATCAGCACTAGCGCCTAAGTTATCAAGCGCAGCCTTTTGCCTTGCTTCTTCGTACTTTTGCAGCTCGGGCACTAACGCCCCTGCATACTTATGGGTGCGAGCCTTTGCGATGCGCTCGTTAAAGTCCTCAATACCCATCAGCTCGTTAAGCGCTTTTGTCTGCTGCCGACCTTCGTATTCTTGACGTAGTTTTTGACCATCGCGGAATTGGTCAGCCCATCCGCTAGTATCGACTACTGCTTGACCGCCTAGCAATGCTGCGTTGTTGACTGCCATTACCATATCTTGTACTCCTAGATGAACATACCGCCAGCTTTCATGCCAAGCCCAATAAGATTGTTAATGCCCTGTATTTTTGATGATGCAGCACCTATCAAGCCGTTAGCCTGTGCGTTTGCGCCATTAATAGCAGCATCGCCCTGTGTTGCAGCGTTCTGTGCGCCAAACTGACCAAGCGTGTTAGCTGTCTGCTGACCAACACCCGCCATGTTTGCAAGCTGATTGTAGAGGCGCGAATCTTCGTTGCTGAACAGCTGATAGTCTTGTGAACGGTTGCCGCTTAATGTGCTCATAAGGTTCTGCTTTTCCGCTTGGTCACGACTCCATGCATTACCGTATTCTTGACTTGCTAAGTCGCTGTTGTACTGGTTTAGGCTTTTAAGTGCTGCACCTGATAACAAGCTACCGCTAGCTGCTGCGCTTGACTGAATACCGTCCATACCTTCTTGCTTGCGGAATTGATACGATGGGTCATTTTGAAAGTTGTTTGGATCAAGACCGCCTGTTAGCTGTCCGTTTTGATAAGCGGATTCAATACGACCGCCCCATTTGTCGTTGTAGTCAGCGCTGTTATCGACATACTGCGTTAAATCGCCTAGTGCATTTTTACCTGCTGTTAGCCACGGCATTTGGTCTTTTCGTGTCTGCTCGTACTGCTTTTGGCTAATATCGGCTGCATACTTGCTAGAGTCAGCCTGTAGTTGACCTGCATCTGTCGCGGCCTTTGCGCCTGTCTTGCCTGTAATGCCGTTAAATACGTCTTTGACAAAACTCATGATTGCACCTCACAAAAATAAAGCCGCTCAAGCGGCCTAAAGTTATTCTTTTCTAAAAATCCACCAATGGGCGCACTATCACGACTTGCCGCATACCAGTAATTCACACCCATTCGCTTTAATCGATGCTTGATACCCTTGATAAAATAAGCGCTATTACCTCTATGCCCAGGCTTTACCCATAGCACATCGGTTGATGCGTCGATAATCGATTGATTGCGTAGTGATGGGCTGATAAACAGCAATGCTACCGCCTTTACTTCGTCACTGTCGTCATCTGTCCAGATGAACGGCTTTAGCACACCCATTTCGTCAAGTTCACAGTACCGCTCAACTGGAATGTCAACCGTCTGCGGCTCAAGGTGCAACATATCCATCATCATTGACGTTATTTCATCTTGATAGTCTGCGAATTTGACTTGTTTAATCATGTGAACGTCACCCCACTGACCACAATAACAGCGCCTTCACCTGTCGCTTGTATGCTCATACCTGCGCTAAGCGTGTGATTGACAAGCTCAGGGCATGGATAGCTTTCAGACTCTTGCAACGTGCGCGATAGCATCTGACTTGCTGCATCTGCTGTGCTTGACTGGTTGACGTAATAGATTTTTACGTTGATCGGTGCGTCTGTTGGGTTATGAATGGTGCAGCCCATGATTTGAGCTGATAGTTTGTCTGTTACGGTGTAAAGTGGATTTGCTGTAGCAGTCATCACTTGCGGTGCTACTAATAATCTACGCTTAATCATACGTTAAGCCCCCATATTTGTTGGTCATAAAGTTGCTGCTCAATCGCTGACATTAGCGCGTAAGGGTTATTTTCTGTTGGTTCGTCATGGCTCATGCTGAGCGCGACATTGTTTATTTGCTCATCAGGCATGACGACTGGCGCAACATAGGTCGATAGCTCGTCACTATTCAGATAAGACGCGATACTTGCGACACCTATGCTTAAAACATCTGCATCGTCGCCTTTCTCAATCGTGCCTGACGATATGACGTTGTTGTTTAGGCGCATCAGCTCATTGATAAAAACAAGCCATTCCTGCGTGACAAAGCCGTTTGCAGCGACCATCTGTGACTGTGGTATTTTCAACTGTTGCATCAGCTCACCTCTAGTTCTGCGCCTGTAATAACAAGCATGGCAGCATCGGTCACACGTATGCGATAAGCACGATTGCGACTTGCACCAAGCCTTGTCCAGAACGTGCGCTTTTTATGCTGTCCACGCTTACCAAGACCGCGCCAACGAGTGTCCGACCAACTCACACCGTCATCATCCGACCATGAAAGCATTACCTGTGGGTCGTAGGCGCTGTTTACCGCGCCTGTGGCTTGCTGTGCTATCAATGTTAAGCGGTTATGCCTAACCATGCCTTGAGTGCGACTGACAGCGTGTGTGCTGCGTTCTCGTACCTGCGGCAACGACTCGTCACCGATAACGTCCATATAGTCGCTGCTATTGGTCATGAGCGTTATTTGGTCAACGTGGGCGAATATGTGACGGCCTTTGCGCATAGCGTGGTATTGGCTAGGGTGTCGTACAAACTCACCATTACGGAATAAGGCGCGTTCATGCCATAAGCCAGTTGCACCATCAAACACCCATGTCTTGTTAGCGCGCGGGATGTTTAACACGTAAAAGCTATGGCCTGTTTCTTGATAGACGTATGCGCTTGCATCTGTCGTATCGTAGGTTGACAGCTCTTTTTCTAATGCGTGGTTGCTGATGCGCTGCACCTGATAACCTTGCGTCATAACGACTTGAGAATTGCCATTGATGCTATTTGACAGCCAAACTAGCGACTCACCGAACCGCTGGATAGTCTGCGGTAGCAAACACCCTGCATTGATTGCTGCACCTTGCATCGGTAAAAATGCGGCATTGTCATCGCCTGTTGCATACCATATTTCTGTTGATGTATCGCCAAACACCCATAGTTGTTTTTGGTGCGCCTGAATGGCGGTAACGTTATCAGGACTCGCTTCTGCTGTGGCAAAGTTAAGTGGATCAATATTGGTGCTTAACACGTCAGTCCAAAATATCTGACCAGTACCACGACGGTTAAAGATAAAACGCTGTGCTAGCGTTGTCACATCATCGGCAGGATAGAGTAATTGCGCTCCATACTGCGCCCATTCACCGCTAAGCATATCTAAGGTGTAAACAGTGCTGTCACTCACAAAACAAGCAAACTGACTGTTCTCAGCGATAATAACAGGCTTGTCACCGTCAATATAAACATCAGGCATCGGCTCGAATGTATCATCTAGCTTGTAAAGATCATGCCCATACACTGCATACAGACTGCCATTAGACAAGGCGGTAAAACCTCGGCATATAGCAGCCGTATTGTCACCGTATAGTGTTTTCATAGCTGGCGTAGGTAGTAAGGCGCTAACTGTCTTATCACTACCCTGCGTGACCTCTGGGTAAAGATTGATGCACGTTTGACAGCCTATGACGCTATTTGGGTCTTTGTAAGCACCGCCAACGATAGGTAGGTTAATAGAAGCCATATCGGTTGCACCCTAGCGGCAATTGCGAGCATGAGTAAACAGGCTTAGTGTTTGAGTGCTTAACCACAGTCATTGCTCGCGCTTGCTGACGTAGTAGTGATGCTGACGGCTCAATACCGTAATCGGGTGCTAAGTCCACAGCCAAGCCCAAGATAATGAGCCGCTGTAAGCTGTCAATCATCGGTATGTCGGTATCAAGCTCGATAGGTAGATATAAATCAACTGGCATATCGATTAGTGATTGCAGCTCGTACTCACTCAGCAAGCCGTTAAGCGTATCTAGCGCTGTCGCTGCATCGTCATACGGCACTTCTTCACCTGTCGCATAGACACCAAGCCGTGTTAATGCTGCTCTGATTATCTCGGTTGCTTTCATATGGTTACTCGCTGTCTTTAGCCTTCTGAATTAGCGCGTCTTTGCTGTCACGTTCGACAAAATCAACGTCACGCTGCTCAAGCAATGATTTCAGCTCGTCTTTGGTCATTTCATCGTATGACACGACACCATCACCGTTTACGTCTTTGCTTTCTTCGTAGATTGCTAGTTTGGCTTTTAGGTCTGCGACTTCCTGCGTATCGTCATACGGTAAGTTTGGTCTGTCTGACAACTCAGCCCTTAGCGTGTCGATATGCTCATGGTTAGCAGCAATTGATTTGTCTTTGCTTTCAACCTGACCTTTTAGATCAAGAATCTCACCATCTTTAACGTCAATCGCGTTTTCTAGCAATTCGATGTGCTCATAGGCTTCTGCTAATTGGTCTTGCTCGTCGTTAGTTTCTTGCTCGTCAGCTTTCGGTTCAATCTTCACTGCTTCTGCATGAGTGATATAACCGCGCTCTGTCAGCTTGTCGTACTCATCGTCATCATGTGCGATTGCATGGCTATTTAAGCCGCCTAGATAAAGCATTACTGGATAGTCCATGTGTAAACCTCGTTTGTTGGTTAAATCTATCGCAATATACACCGACCTAAGCCAGTGCATATAACTATAAATCTAGTGGTTTATGGTGCTAGAACACGCGCTGCATGGTTACCACGGATAGCAGCAAAGCCATATAGAACGTCAATACGAGTGCCTTCTGTATCTTGCGTGAAGTTACCGCCTGACTGCACACGTAACGCCATAGTCGATGCGTTGACCGTGTAACCTTCAAGACCTGCCAATACTTTCATTGGTGCAAATGCTGCTGCAAATGCGTCTTTTTGGAAGCATAGGGCTTGTTCAATCAGTGCGTTACTATCCATAACGAACGTGATAGCCGCACTGTTGGCTGGGCTTGCCGTTACTGTTGCGTTGGCTTTTAGCTGTGATGCGACGGTTGCAGGTGTGATTTCAGGGAAGATGCTAAGCGTTGCGGTTGTACCACCTGCTGTTACATCCTCTAGAACTACAAACTGCAATGGTACGCTGTACGTTTGGCGTGTGATTGGGTGGATTTGCTCAACACCTGCAATGGTAAATACTTCGCCACGCTTGATGGTATCGCCATTCGTTAAGCCGCCTACAACTAGCTCGCTGCCTGTTTGTCCTGCACCTGACACTGTTAAGCCAGTTTTAGCGTGTGAGCCAGTAGATTGACGATAGATATGCTCAGACTCGACAAACTCAAAGCCACGACTACGACCAATATAACCTTCTTTCCACTGCTTAGCGATTTCAGCCGTTGGATTGAACAACGTACCTGCTGGATCAACAATTTGGTTGGTCAGCTCAGATGACAACATAGACATACGGTCAACTGATGGTGCTAATGCGCGGTTGAGCATTGTACGAGCACGACCCCATGCTGCTGTTGGATGGGTTTCGCTTGCCAACATAGCAGTCATGTTGTTGACCGATACAATGGCGCGTTGTAGCAAGTCAGCATCGATTGATGTAGCTAGTGAGTTGATAGCAGGTTGCAAGAAGCGAGTCTTAAAGTCTGTCATGTTCAGCGTTAATTCAGCCGCACCAAACTCTAAACCTACGTGCTTTTGAGTATCAATTTTTAATAGCACCGATTTCTCTTGGGCGTTCTCGTTGGCATCGTCAGACTTAAAGACGTGGCCTTCTGTCACGATAGGCGTAGGTGGAACGCGAATGCGAACGCTATCGCCTTTTTTATAGCCTTGTGTGTCTTTGTTAAACTCTTTTTCACGGTTGCGGTTAATCGCCTTAATGAATTGCGATTCTTCGACCAACATTGCAGCCGCCTCTTTTGCGACCATTTCATGAGTTAAGATTTTGTTGTTGCTGTTTTCGCTGTAGTTTTTAGCCATGTTATTTCTCTCTTAGTTTATAAACCCCGTGACCGCATAAAGTCGTCGTCTGACTGGCTGTACTGGTCACGCTTAATAGGTGCGTTTGCTTTAGTGTGATTAGGTGGTTTTGGTGCTTTACTCTGTCTTGCAGCTTTTGATACGCCCTTTTTGGCCTGTATCGTGGCATGAATACGTCCAAACTCTGCGTATTGCTTAGACGGTGGCATTTCTGCCAATTCGTAATACAAGTCGTGGTCAGCGGCAACGTGCTCTAGTAAATCCATCAGGTCATCACCTTGATAGAGTTCGCTAGGGTCGGCTTGGATCGGCTTATCTTGCATAAGCGTCGCTAGTTGCTGAAAGTTCTCTTTAAACTCAGGATTGGCCTTGAACCTTGCGTTAAAGGTCTGAGTTATTTCAGCATTGCGTTGTTCTTGCTGCTTAGCCTGTTCACGTTGTTGCAAGCGTTGGTCAAGTTTCCAGTCTTGGTGCTTTTCGTCATACTCTGCTTGTGCTGCAAAATACGAGTCCAGACCGCCTTCGCTATCAAGGTCGTAATCCTCAATATTTGGCTTAACTGGCGCACCGTCACCGCTAGCCGCTTGTTTGGGCTGCTGTGCTTGATTGCGCATTTGTTCCAGCTCTGCTTCAACCGCTTTCTTTTCGGCTAATATCTGCTGAATACGCTCACTTGCTCGACCTTTCTTTTTGGGTTCGGGTTCAGTCTCGGTTTCTTCTTCATCCGATTCATCACCGTCACTCTCAGCATCATCATCAGTCGCTTCCTCTGTGTCTGCTTGCGCTTCCTCATCATCTGCGTCCTCTGTTACTTCTACCGTTTCAACTTCCACGGTTTCGGCTGGTTCATTGATGCTGTCATCTTCTACGCTTGTATCAAAAGCCATTGTTCTTACTCCAAATTTAACGATTCATCATCGGGGTTTACGTCACTAAGCGCAGTAATCCCATCCGTGACGTCGATAGGCTGCGAATTTTAGGCATAAAAAAAGCCCACCGAAGTGAGCTTTGTTTGGATTAATCGATTGGTTGGCTAGTCCCACTCAAAACGCAGGCTGTATGTAATACCGGTCTTTACACCATCATTGTAAGGTTGGGTTAGTTCGGTATAGTCCGCCACAAAATAACCCTCATGCACCAGAGTATTGGTAGCTCTAAAGACCTCATCAATAGTAAATTTAGACAATCTAGCCTTGTTGATATCCAGTCTTACAACACCCTCTTGTCTGCAACGTTGTATTTTCTCAGATATATAAACGTAAGCCTTATTGTGGTCAGCGTCATTAGTGTGCAGCATAATCAACTCCTTGTTTAATAGAGTTATTATAGCATTTCATCGCTTTGTGGTGGCGGCATTTGCACATCATCAGGCATAGGCTGCTCAAACTCACCTTGCGGCTGCTCAGGCATCATCATGTCATCAGGCGGCATCTGCACTGGTTGCATTGTTTCAGGCTGTGGCGGCTGCATAGGCTCGTCATTAGACGTATAGCTGTCGATATCCTCACCTTGCGTTGACCACTCTTGCGGTGCGTTCTGCATTTCTGCCATTGCTTGCTGTAAATCAGCCGTTCTATTCAAGATAGTTTCAAGTGCGCTGCTAAATGCCTTGGTTTCTTCTTGATCGGTTCTACCTGACTCACGAATACGAGCCACTTCAAGCTCAGTCTCTTGCTTAATCTCAGCTTTAAGCATTTCAAGTTCGCGGTCTGCTGATTTATCATTAAGCTGCTGTGATGCCTGCTGTAATGCTTGCTCAGTCTGCTGCATTTTCTGCTGCATCTGCATTATTTGCTGTTGTAGCTCAGGCGGCAGTTGTGGTGCTTCACCATCTTCCTCGCCTTTAAGCTGTGGTGGCAATAGCATTTTTAGGCGGTCTGCAATCTTGTCTGCATCAGGGAAGTCAAACGCTCGAATAATCAAGTCGCCTGATATTTCCATCAACTGCGGATAAGCTCGCCCAAGCTCAATCAACACTTCTCGCGCTTCTTCACGCTGCGTGTTGTAGTCTGCACCTGCTGCAATGCGAATGTCGTACTTACCAACGGTCACATCGTTATACATACCATTGATGCCAAGCTCAGCATCTTTTAGCTCTTTTTCGTACTTACCAACAAGTGGCGAATCAGGCGGCATGTTGATAACCAACGTCTTAAACACCTCATCATCTTGCGTAATACGCAGCACACGAGGCGTATCGTAGTAATGCGGTATCATCGATAAGATAACGCGCCCTAAGTGCTCATAAGCTCGTTTAAAGTTATCTAAGAAGTGAAAGTTACCTTGGTCAGCCTGGCGTTGTCTTGCCATGATTGCGCGGCCTGACGTTTCATTGCTTTGCTGACCTAGTGACGCATCATTAATACCTGTTGTGCCTTTGATTTCATCAGCACTGGTCATTACTTCACGCATCAAATCAGGCGAGCCTTGATAAGCGGTTGCCATGAATGGCGGTGCGTATTGCTCACCATTCTCACCTGTTGAGTTGTACGGCAAGAACGTCATGTTAGGGTTGTTTGCGTCACCCCAATATGATTCGTAACCCTCAATGCTGCGACCATCAGCCACCCACGGCCTGTTACCTGCTTTTTGTAGCTGTTCAAGCTGTGCTGTGCGAGCGTAATTGTAGATAATCTGTGGGTCTTTGGCATTGGTGATTAGTGAGTTCCAATAACGCTTATTCTTAACCCATTGCTCATCACCAACGACCAAGATAATAGGGATAAAATCCGCTTTAATCTCAGTCTGCTCTAATACAGCATCACGGCTGCATTTGTACCACATGATTTTCTTAGTCTGTGTCTTGCGCTCATCTGCAATGACTAGATTTGGATCACCTTCATACTCATCAATCTTGGACTTGAGTAATGTCGTACCGTCTTGCAACAAGTAAAGCGTGTCTTGGATAAACTCAACACGGTAATACTCAGCAACAAACACGGTATCTTCTGACTGCCAATCCATCGCCTCGGTTATATCATCAACACTTACTGGCTCAAAGCCTGGAAACTGGTTTTTAAAGTCAGCCTTGCTCATCCATTCGCCAGTGATTGCTTCTGTTGCATCACTACCAAACGGACACTTGATTTCAGGTGACAAGTAAGTTGATTGCGGATTTTCTATGCGCTTAACTTTGATGTCTTGGTTAAATGACAACTCATTCTCATAGTCAGTCGTCACACGATAGAAGCCAAAACCGCCCATAATGGCGCGACCACCTGCCCAGTCCGTTGCAATGTCAGCACGGCTAGACTTAAGCACATACTCAAGCATGGCATCTTGTATCTCAGCCTTGCCTACATCACTGTCATCGACTGGAATAGCGTTGAGCGTCATCTTGTTAGCGCGTAGAGCATTGGTCTGTTGATGCACGAATGAGGCTATCTTGTTGATAGTGACACAAGGGCGACCAGCATCAGCGCGTGACTTGCGAGAAGCTGCGTCCCATTGCGCCTCTTTGTTGACGCAAAACTCAATGTCATCTGCTGCTTGCTCGTAAATATCGTGCCAATAATCCTCGGCACGTTTGCGGAAATCTCGCATTGACTGCAAGATGTCTTTTTTATCTGTTTTATCAGTCATTGCGTATCTCTTTAGCCTGCCCAACCACGTGATGCGATGGGCTTTGGTAGTTTGGGTGTGCTGTTTGTTTTGTTAATGTCGTCGTACATTTGAGCGTATTGCATCAAAGCATCTGCTGCCTCACTGTGACCGCCCGTCTTATCAGGTTGACCAGTAAAGCATTGCAGCGTGTCGCTCCATTTCTCTTTGTACTCGTCCAAGTGCATTAAGCCGTCTTTACATGCGCTCTCATCGAACCATAGGTTTTTGAATATCTGACGCAGTTTGTTTACAGCTTGTATCTTCTCAGCGATACGAGGCACGACAAGTATATTTCTAAGACCTAAGTTTTTGAGCATCTGCACTGGTGTTATGTTGATTTTCTCGCCTTGGCGAACATGAGCGCCGTCATGGGGTAAGTAGTGGTTGCCGTACACATAACCAAGCTCGTTAAGCTCATTGACATAGTATTCGTAAGGCTCGCCCCAACCCTCAATAAAGCCGATGACATAATCTTGCACACCTATGCGCTGTATTAGCCAAATAGCCGTACCATCGCCGCTACCAATATCCCAAACAGTGTTGACCACATGGCCAGACTGATAAGGCACCTTGGTAATGCGCTGCTCTTTGCGAGCCAGTGTTAGTTGCTTGACCAGATAAGCGCCCTTGGTTGACTTCTTAAACGCCTCATCTTCGGTTGACGGGTATTCTTGCCACATCTTGCTATCCTCGCCGCCAAAGTCGTTATCGCGTGTTGCTACCCACCAAGCGCGTTGAGCCGCATCTATCATCACGCCTAACTTAACCTCAATACCATCAAAGTAAATTTTCTCTGCGGCTGATATAGCGACACTATCGGGGTCTGTTCTGTATTCGTCAGCACTATGCCAAGGATAAAAGAATAGCTTATATTGCTTGTTACTCAGCTTAGGCAGATAACGATTTTTCTTACTCACCTCAACCATGTTAAAGAAGTGACCAACACGACCTTCGGCGGTGCTTTCAATAATTACAATGCCGTTGTTTGATACTGTTGGAATCGAACCAGTGATAACCTCATCAGCGCGTTTGGGGAACTCAGCGCAAATCTTACCGAACTCTGATACATGCAGATATTGCAACGTACCTGAGCGCATAGACGTACTTACTTTGATACTGCTGCCATTATGAGCAAACATAAGCTCATCAGCACTGTCGCGCTTTAATGGCATTGCATTGCGTAATGATGACGGTAAGTTGTCATAAGCAAACTTGTACTTATCCCTGAATATCTTACGTGCTGCATCCTCTGTGTGAGCCACAACACCTGCGCGGATATTGTCACGGAATAAAGCGCAGTCTAAAAAGTAGATAGCGATTGCTGTAGTAAAGCCAAGCTGACGCGCTTTTAATATGATGTTTCGATAATGTAAGTTTCTAAGAAACTCTATTTGCGCCATTGTCGGAATAAATGGAATAACAAGACCGTCTTTGCCCTTATCGTCTTTGATCAGAATCTTATAGAGTTTGCCGCTAGTAATTCGCCACCACGGGTCGGATAAGTTCTTTTTTAACTCGTCCAGTCCTGTGCTTGCGATAGCGTTAGTCATCTTTAGGCTCGATAGTGTTGCCGCTTATTTGTTTGATTAACTCATTGATAGGACTTACTGTTACGTCCAGCTCTTGCTTATCACGCCATCTAGCAGGCTGTCTGTTCTTTAACCAAAAGATAGCGGCTGTGGTATCAGGCTGCACATGCTTTGTCGTTGGTACGATTAGCGGCTTACCTTGGTTATTAAATATCTTATCTTCATCATGCTCATAGCCAATGGCACGTTTATACAATCGACTAGCTACTGTTGCGTCAGCCTCAACCTTGCCTCTTTTTATGGACTCAAGAAATTCAGGATGCTTTAGTTTCCAGTTATTGATTGTCGTCTCTGACACCTCAAAGAAATCAGCTATATCTTTATCAGTCGAGCCAAGTAAACAAAGCTTCTCTACTTGTCTGTTGTAGCTCTCTTTGTACTCAGTTGGTCGCCCTGCGTTACTCAACACGCCGTCGAGCATATCGTCATTCATCGTATGCCCTCCGGCAATTACATATAAAAAAGCCCATCAATCAAGTGGGCAAACTGGTTATTTACTTGCTACACGCATCAATGATATACAGCTTATCTCTAGCATCTGCATTGCCACACGCTGCACGTTCTTTTAACTTATCCAACCAATACATCTTAGCAATAGGGT